CGCTTTCGAGGAAGGTAAAGAGACCGTAGGCTCTTTCGTACTGGACGCGCTTACTCCGCTCGTTACGACTTTCGTAGACAAGGTTATCCCAGCTCTTTCATCGATGGCCGACTCAATCGGTAAAGATCTCCAAGGCCCATTTAATAACATTAAAGTAGTTCTTAACGATTTCGTTATTCCAGCATTTAAGGCCCTCTATAACTTTATGAAAGACTTCGTAGCTCCGTTCTTCGCTTCTGTCTTCGGGCCAGCTTTAGATGGTTTATTCTCAGCATTTAATAAAGTAAGAAACTCCATTAACGGTAACGCGGACGATCTCGCGCCGCTCTTCTCGCTCTTTAAGTCAGTCGCTACATTCGTTCGCGACACCATGGGGCCAGCAATCGGAACTATTCTTAGAGTCGCTTTCGAGGTTTTAGGTACGGCTATCTCTGGAGTCATTACTGGCGTCTCGAAGGTAGTCGACTTCCTTGGCGACATGATTACGAAGGTAAAGCAATTTATCCAGCTTATTAAGGATAATCCTGTCGTTGCTGGAATCGGTGGTCTTATCGATAAGGTCTTCGGCGGTTTTAAGGCTATGGGCGGCCCAGTAACTTCGGGAACTTCTTACATAGTCGGCGAGCAAGGCCCAGAACTATTTACGCCCGGGCGTAACGGATCGATCACTCCAAATCATGCACTCGGCGGCGGACGCGGTTCAGTTATTAACTTAACTGTTAACGGCGCGATCGACCCAGAAGGTACAGCCCGAGCGATCATTAACGTTCTTAATAATTCCAGCTATCGCGGAACTCTTGGATCGGGTGCGTTCGCGTGACGCTATGGAATCCAGAATGGCGCGTTCTAATCGATGGCGTCGATTATCAAGAAGTGACACTGGCCAGCGTTCAGATCACTAGCGGCCGAACTTCTGTTTATGAGCAGCCAGTCGCGGGCTATTGCTACATCGAACTAATTAACCTACAGAACACTTCTTATCCTTTTACCGTAGGTAACGAGATCCTTATCTCGATTAAAGATTCGACTGGAGTTTACGTCGATCTCTATGGCGGCTTTATCAGCGACATCGAAATAAGCGTCGTGTCAGCTGGATCGACAGACTACGTTACTTCTGCCCGCATTACAGCACTCGGCGCGCTGTCTAAACTAGCTCGGGCTAACTGGGAACTACCTTTAGCTAAAGCCTACGATGGAACGCAGATTAACGAGATTCTTTCCGATCTACTTCTTAATAACTGGAACGAAGTCGCTCCAGCTTTAGCTTGGTATCAGTACGATCCGACGACGACATGGGCTAACGCCGAGAACGTAGGACTAGGATCGATCGATCAGCCTGGGCAATACGAAATGGTCAACAGAGCAGCCGATCCAGTCTCTAGCTACACGTTAGCCAGTCAGATCGCAGAATCAGGACTCGGCTATCTCTACGAGGACGGATCAGGCCGAATAGGGTATGCCGACGCATTACATCGACAGACTTATCTCGCAGCTAATGGCTATACCGAAATCTCAGCAACTCAGGGAATCGGCGTAGGCTTAAAGTCAGTTACGCGAAGCGGCGACGTCAGAAACTTTATTACGGTTAATTACGATAACGGCTCAACTCTTACAGACAGCGATCTAGCTTCTATCTCGCAGTTCGGTAAGTTCGCCGAAATCTGGGACACGAACATCGAGAAGACAGCGGACGCGACTCTGGCTCTAGCTCGTCGCCTACAGCTTAAAGCCTATCCACGCGCATTCTTCGATTCGATCGAGTTCCCTATTGCTTCGCCAGACATCGACGACGCAGACCGCGACGCACTTCTAAAGATCTTTATGGGAATGCCGCTACGCGTTACAGATCTTCCGCCTAACATCGTCGACACTGTCTTCGAGGGTTACGTCGAAGGCTGGTCTTTTAGGGCCAGTTATAACTCGCTATTTATTACGATAAACGCTTCGCCGCTGGAGTTCTCGCAAGTGACACTCCGATGGAATCAAGTCTCGGCGGCCGAGTATTGGAATACAATCAGCCCTACTCTTACATGGGAAAACGCGATCGGATCGGTGGCATAACATGGCAACTACTACAACGAACTTCGGCTGGGACATTCCGCAGTCGACCGACTTGGTCAAGGACGGCGCGACGGCGATCGCGGCACTTGGTCAGGACATCGACACCGCTTTAGTCGATCTTAAAGGTGGAACTACTGGACAGATCTTAGCTAAAGCTTCTAACACAGATTTAGATTATTCATGGATTACTAATGACGTAGGCGACATTACAGCTGTAACGGCTGGAACTGGTATCTCTGGCGGTGGAACTTCTGGAGCGGTAACGATTACTAACTCGATGGCTACGGCGATCGACGCTAAAGGTGATCTCATCGCTGGAACAGGTGCGGACACTTTCGATCGTCTAGCGGTAGGCGCAAATAATTTAGTCTTAACAGCGGACTCATCAACATCAACAGGATTAAAATACTCAGCCGATTACACAGCTTATACTCCGACGTGGTCGGCTTCTGGAACAGCTCCGTCGTTAGGTAATGGAACTTTAAGTGGTTCTTATCTATTAGTCGGTAAATTGTGTTACGTACAGGTTTACTTCGCGGCTGGTTCGACAACAACTTTTGGAACTGGCGAATGGACTTTTAGCTTACCTTTTACGGCTAATGCCCAGAATGCGGGAACGAGTGGTTATCCAGCAAGTGCTTATCTAGAAGATAATGGCGTATTAGGTTATCAAGTAGTTACAGCGAGAAAAACTGGCGGAAACACGTTATTCGCATTATTTTATAATAGTTCTACAAACGTCACAGCTAGCCAGCCTTTTGTCTGGGGAAATGGTGACTTCTTCCGAGCTTCACTAGTTTATGGAGTAGCGTAATGACTAAGATCCTAGATGTAATCCACACATTCGATAATTATCGCGAAGTTCTGGAAACCGATTTTGACCATAAATTATTTAGACGGATTCGGAACTGGCGCGATAGCGAACTAATTAAATCGGACTGGACGCAAGTAGCAGACGCCCCAGTCGATAAAGCTGCGTGGGCAACTTATCGACAAGCTCTTCGCGATCTTCCAGCTTCTAACGCTAATCCACGTCTAATCGAGATCCCAGTAGCTCCATGACTTATCCAATCGGAACAGCTGCGGCCGTCGTCGAAGTAGCACTGGCCGAAGTCGGTACAGTCGAAGAGGGCAATAACTTAACCAAGTACGGAAAGTTTACTAAGGCCGACGGTCTGCCATGGTGCGGATCCTTCGTTAATTGGTGTTTCCATGAAGCGGGAGTAAAGCTTCCATCGATGGTCTCTACAGCTGCGGGAGCGCATAAGCTTAAAGAAGTAAGTCGCTGGGTAGATACAGAGCCTAAGATCGGCGATCTTGCATTTATGGACTTTCCGCATGATGGCGTCGACCGCATTAGCCACATTGGAATCGTCGTCGGAGTTAAGGCGAAGTCAGTAATTACCATCGAGGGAAACACTTCGGGAACTGGCGATCAACGTAACGGCGGAATGGTCATGATTAAAGAGCGGGCATTCGGGAGCGGTAAAGAGATCGTAGGCTTCGGACGTCCTAAGTTCGTGGCTTATGCTGGCGATTATCCAGTCGTCGAAGTACCTACTCAGTCGGCAGCGAAGCCGAAGATTAAGGAGAAGAAAGATGGAAAACTTAAAAGCGTTACTCGCAAGCTGGGCGCGTAGCTTCTTAGCTGCGGGAATTGCGGTTTACATGGCTGGAGTTACAGATCCCAAGGCGATCGGCATGGCGGGCCTTGCCGCCGTTCTGCCTGTAGTCCTACGCTGGCTAAATCCAAAAGATTCAGCTTTCGGGTTATCGGGGAAGTGACTCGGAAACTACTCGCGGGAAGTCTGGCCTTAGTCCTTTCGGTCGGGCTTTCCGCTTGTGGTTATCAGGGTTGGGTTCGCTATGAATGCCAAGAATACGAGAACTGGTCGAAGCCAGAATGCCAAGAGCCACAGTGCGTCCCTACTGGAACGTGTACTAGCGACGTCCTTGGAGAAGAAGCTCCACAGCCCAGCCCGACGCCGTAGTCCAGAAGAAGTCCACGCGACTCTTATTCTTATCATCGGTTCGACGTTAGCGGCTGTCTTCTTGATCGTTACCCTTGGAATTACTTACGCTCTTATCTTCGTCACTCAGCCAATCGGCGGACAAGCTCCGAACGATGCGGCCTTTATCGATCTTCTAAAGACTCTTTCGATCTTCTTAACTGGATCACTTGGCGGAGTGTTAGCGGGTAACGGATTAAAGTCCAAGCCGAAAACACCAATCGACACGCCGACAGATAAGCGGGAATCTTGACCTAGACGCGTTCTTGCTTCACTCTTTACATAGGAAGCGCGAACGTCGCTTCCAGTATCGGGAGCTAGTAATGAATGAATTATCGATTATCGTCATGATGCTAATAGCTGGGATCTTGTGGTCAGCGATGAGCTACTCAGTCGGTTATAAAGAAGGCCAGCGAGAAGGCTTTAAGCGCGGTCGAGCTGTATCACGTCACGCAGCTAAGGACGTGCGCTAATGAGCTTCTTAGACAATTACGAAGACGTAGCGGCCAGAATTGCGCGGCTGTGGCTAACACACCCTACAGCTAGAGTCCAGACTAACATCGTGGACTTTAACGCCGAGAAGGGTTACGTCCTTATCCAAGCCCAGATCTTTCGCGAGTACGAGGATCTACACCCATCGGCTACCGATTACGCATTCGGTAACGTAGCGACTTATAACGTCAACATGAAGAAGTTCTTCGTCGAAGATACTGTCACATCGGCGATCGGTAGAGCGATCGGTCTACTACTGGGAGCGGATAAGCGTCCGACTCGTCAGGACATGGAGAAAGTCGAAACTATTAGCGCGAAGGTGGCTAACTCAACGGCCGACGATTACGACCCTTGGACTCAGAAGTTCGGCGAAGTGCCAAGCTATAAGACGGCCGAAGAAGCCGAGCAGAGCGGCATTCCCAGCTTTGGATCATCGATGGACGAGATCGCTAAGCAGCTGGGCGGAGAGTTACTTCCAGAAGCTCCACAGTGCAGCCATGGACATCGAATCTTTAAGACTGGAGAAGCTAAAACTGGTAAGGCTTGGGGCGGCTGGTTCTGCGTCGAGAAGACCAAGGCGACACAGTGTTCTCCGCTCTGGTACGTCTTAGCCAGCGATGGCAAGTGGAAGCCACAGGTCTAAAGATGAGCGACTTAATCGAGATTATCTATCCGCAATCAATGACGGCCAAGCTTCTACAAAATGGCGAAGTTATAGCCGAGTATAAAGTCGAACAGTGCGATAGCTGCTCCAAGGTCAAGAAGCTAGACGCTTTCGGTTATACCAAGGGCCAAGGCGGAGAGAAGTTAACTTGGCTCTGTGGTGACTGTAGATGAAGGTAAAGCCCACGATCGAAGATAAGGTCTTAGCTCACACTGTAGCTCTAGAACGAATCGCACAGGTCAACGGCCACCCAGACGCTTCTAGTCGATACGACAGACAGCTCGGCTTCCATGATTACGTCGCGCAAGTGGCCGAGTCAATAGTCGCCGAGATCTTGGTAGCTCGCTATCTTGGTTACACAGATTTTGATCCAAGGTCGTCACAGTTTAAGAAGACGGCAGATGTCGGCAGCTTTATCGAAGTGAAGTGGACACGCTACGAGACTGGTCAGTGCATCATCGGCGAAGGCGATAGAGCTACAGACGTGGCCGTTCTAGTCGTAGGCACTAGCCCGCATTACAGACTAGCGGGCTGGATACCTGTAGCCATGGCCAAGCGGCCTAAGTATAAAAACTCTAAGCAGCCTACTTGGTGGGTCGACCAAAAGAACTTACAGCCGATCGAGAATCTAAAGGGGAGCAACTATGGACAAGCTGCGCTTTAAGTGCCGAGTCTGCAAGAAAGACACAGAGCAACTTATTCGTGTAATTACAGATAATCTTCCAGAGAACGTTAAGACGATCCAGTGCTGCGTCTGCTCGACTATGACGGTGGCACTAATTGGAGAAGCTAATGGCGACCTATGAGTACCGATGCGAAGTGTGTAGTAAAGAGCTAGAAGTACAGCGATCCATAGAGGACACACTGGCCAGAGATCCATACTGTCCGAATTGCACTATCCCGATGAAGCGCATTTACTCGCTTGGTGGGATCGTGTTTAAGGGTAATGGGTGGGGCGGTAAGCCATGAAGTTATCCACAGAAGTTATTCACAGGGTGTGCGCAACGCCCAAGAACACGCTCATTACACTGTTAAACTTGACAGCCGCGCTACGCTGTCTTCGCGTGAAGCGAGCCGCTGAGGCGGTTAGCTCGCAAGGGCGCAAGCAGCTAATGGGCAAGGTCTATGCCATTACGGCATCGATTACACTAATGGGCATTCCAGAATCAACAGCTACAAACTATTCAGTAGATCATCTAAAGTTATACGCACATTCGAGGATTCTTGATTATAAAGAGTTCCAATGCTTTAACAGAATCATTACTAAAGAATCTCGATGGTCATACTTAGCGAAGAACGGTAGTCACTTCGGACTAGGCCAGATGCGCTCTAAGCATTACAGAGATCTAGACCCTTATCGTCAGATAGACGCTACTCTTAAATACATTACGAATCGTTATGGTACGAGCTGTAAAGCTTGGGCATTCCATGAGCAGAAGGGCTACTACTAAGTGACATTACACAGCCAGCGTAAGAGCAACTCGACACAGTGGAAGAAGCTACGGCTACGAATCCTTAATCGTGACGGCTGGATCTGCTTCTGGTGTGGCCAAGAGGCCAACACTTGCGACCATGTAATCCCAGTAGCTAGGGGCGGTTCAGATGATCCAGATAACCTAGTCGCAGCTTGTAAAAGATGTAACTTTAGTCGTCAAGATCGCTTGCCCGAAGAAATGGATCTTGCGAAGAAAAAAGTGGGTGGTGTTTTTTTTGATGGGAGTTCCAC